AAAAAAAGCAAACTTCTACTTAACCTAACTTATTATTATATACTATCATGGCCTATTCAGACCCATCCTATATGTCCAGTAATGGCGCAGGGGCTGCTGCAATCAGCAACGCTGCCGCTATTAACACCGCATACGTTGAATCATTCAAAGCTGGTTTCGAACAAGCATTCCAGCAAACTGAATCCAAGCTTCAGCCGTATTTCGAACAAGAGTCCCAAAACGAAGAGTTTCAGTACTTCGATCGCATCGGTGTTGCCGAAGCAATGACCGAAGACGCTACTCGTTATGGCGACAATCCTAACAGCGATATCTCTCACGATCGCCGCCGCATCGGTCTTAAAGACTATGAGCTCGGCAAATACATCGACGAGAAAGATCTCAAGCGCGTACTTACTGATCCAATGAATGCCTACACTCAGGCACTCCTTTCATCGGGTAAGCGTAAGATCGACGATATCATCATCGACCGAATCTTCGGAGAAGCTTACACAGGCCGTAGCGGTGGTACAACCGTCACGTTCTCTCGTGCTGCTTCCTCGACTCGTGACACCAACATCACGATCGGTAATCTGAGCAAGAACGACGCTAACCCAGTTGTTGACACCTATGACGCATCTACTGCGAAAAACGGTATCGACATTGTTGCTGGTAACACTGAAGGTTTCTCCATCGGTGCTAACTACGACGGTACTCCAACTGGCGGTGCAACTCCTCTTGGTCTTACTCTTGAGAAGCTCAAAGCGGCTCGCCGCACGATGCTTCGTCTTGAGGCTATCGGTCAGGATGACGTTGTTAACTGCTTCCTTACTTCGACTCAGTTCAACGACCTTCTTGGTATTGAGGAAATCATCAACTCCGATTACGCAGTTCGCAAGTCTCTTGCAGAAGGCGCAGTCACCACGTTTATGGGCTTCCGCTTTATCCAAACCGAGCGTCTTGGACTTAACAGCGATGGCGCTAACGACGACGAGCGTCGTGTTATCGTTGCAACACCTAAAGCACTTAAGATGTCTGTTGGTACAGCTCTTAAGGGCGATGTGTGGCGCGTTCCTGCCAAGAAGAACATCCCTTACATTTACTTCAAGCTTTGCGCTGAAGCATCTCGTATGTGGGGTGAGGTCACTGGCGAAATCCGCTGCCTAGAGGCGTAGTCTTATCTGTAGCCTCCCCTGTCAATTCGGGGGAGGCTACTTCCTCTTTATGGCTACTGAAGCAAACAAACTGGAGATACTGAACTCTGCCCTACGCATGGTGGGCAGCTTTCATATCGACGCCGATGACGAATCAAGCAGCACGTATGAGATAAGTACACGTGCCTATGCTCAGGCCGTCACCGAGTTGTTTGGGGACAATATATTCAATTACAACACAAAGCGGGCGACCTTAACAGGCGTTGTATCCACAGAGTTTAAAAACTTTGGATATGAGTACACACTTCCTGCCGACTTTAATTTATTTCTATACGTAGAGAGTGCAGAAGACATTCTTGTTTCCGATTTCCGATTTGCAAATGGCAAGTTGTATTCAGACGAAACATCTCTTAAGATTACGTACACATATGTTCCCGATTTGGAAACATCTGCAGCTGGGCTACCAGCGTTTATTACACGACTGCTCACACTGCACATGGCGCAGAACATGAGCATTGAGTTGTCTGGTTCTGAGAATCGACATGAGATTTTACACAAGCAGTACGTTCTCGCGCTTCGACGAGCAAGAATGTTGGAAGGTCGCCAAGGACCAGCTCAAACCTACATCAACGACGGAAATTCTCAATTCATAGGCGCACACCAAAGGTATGGCTCGGTATAGCAATGTTCAGACAGATTTCTCAGGCGGTTTAATCAGTGATTACGTTCTCGGACGCACTGATATTAAACGGATAGCTAACTCTGGCCGTACATTCAAAAACTTCTTTCCGTCACTTCAAGGACCTGCTGTTTTTCGTACAGGGTTTAAACACTATAACACTACAGACTACACCACAGACAGCGTGGTGGCTGTTGACGTTATCTTAGCAACTGACCAACCATACAGGGCTGTGTTTACTCCGCAGCAAGTGGAGATATTTGATTCTAATGGAATATCAAAAGATGTAGTCCCAACACCTTATTCTGCTGTAGATATCAATGAGCTACGCTTTAGCTCAGAAACATCAGAACTTTACATTGCTCACGGTCGCCACAGACCTAAAAAACTTACAGCGGATATTTCATATGTAGCAGCTTCACTTGTATCTAGTGACGGTTACACGTTATACGCACAAGGCGATATCTTGCTGAACACAAATGTTGAAGTGCAGGGTGACGATCAGTGGACTCTATCTGACCTGACTTTTGAAGTAGAACCGTTCTTGGAGAAAGAAGACGACGGCACTAAATACACCATTTCACAGAACGAGCGCTATGTAAAACTTGAAGCAGACACAGCAGCTTTTTCAGCCATAGCCAATGACTTCGTGGCAATCCCAGCAGGCTCTTACAGCCAAGACTGGTATGTGGAGTACACCGTTGGATCTACCAAGTTACTTGGAAAAGCACTACACGCAGGTTCGTCCACAAACTACACATTGGAAGACCCCACAAGCACGGTTGTTTACGTAGAACCCGTTGTGTCTGTCCTAGACATCGAAGATGACGCAGCTCAGCTGTATTTGTTAGATAGCGACGAAGTAGATGAAGCCACACAACCAACAAAAAGCAAAGCTTTGGAGCTAGACGGAGTTGATGTGGACGAAATACATTTGCGCTCTGATACAGTTATTTTCAACTCAGGGTATACGGACTCGTGGGTTAGAGTCGCCGATGACAGGCGAAATAACGAGGTTGTAGTCGGTGAAACTCGGAGCAAAACTCGATGGGTTAAGATCAAAGAGCATCTTGGCACAGAAGACCACCCTGTTGAGTTTTATAGAGGAGCATACGACAATACGCTTTATAGTGGTGGCTCTGTTTATCGAATCTATGAAGGTTTAACCACCACCTTATATCAATTTGGACCAACTACTACTGGATCTTTGACAATTATTACGGCTGTGCTCACTCCAACAGGCAATAGAACCTATTCGTTTGTTAATGGTTTGGGAACAGTCAGTAATCACGCATTAGGCAGCGGTAGCAACCCATACCCAACAGGAAATTATGTGATTGGTAATCTATCCACACAGAGACAATTTGATGTTGTATCGTGCTACAATACAGCTGACGGTGTTCCAAAAGTCGAAGAGTATGACTCAGGAAGCTCTACTGGGAATTTAGTTATTCCAGATGCCCTTAGCAACCTTTCAGCCACTACGATTGCAAACGATGCTTTGCTGAATGTTACACAAAGTAAGTTTGGTCCAGAAGACGTAGGTCGTCACATACTTGGCCGAATGAAGTCTGGAAATGTGTACATGTCCATTTCTCGTTTTGTAAGCACCACTCAGGTTGTTGTAACACTTATTAACTCCGTCCCTCGCAATAAACGAACACTTGCTTTTGAAAACGGAGGCACCTTTGAAGATGTTAAGCTGGGGGCTTGGTATTTTGATAACTACCCCAGAACAGTCGCTAAGTTTGAGCAGCGGCGTATATTTGGAGGAACTTACTCAAACTCAAACTTCCTCTATTACAGCCGAGCCGAAGATGAAACCAGCTT